GTATTGGAAGTAATTCAATACGTGTGGTAATTGATCTGCTTCTGTTTCGGGATCAAATGTAGCAGTACAACTAACTTGGTTATCTGCCCAATGTCGTTGTAAGAACGCCGCTAAACTGAATTGTTCCCATATAGATAATTCACTTGCTGTTCTAATGCCCTCTCCCATGTCAACAGGTACTTCAGCTACAACTGTAGAATCTTCTGAACCGAAGGCTGGTTCTATATTATAATTTGCTTTTTTTAATGGTCCTATTAGCTCTGAATATTTGGATAGTCTTATTCTGCGAATATAAAATCTTGATTCTGGGTAGTGCAAGCCGGGTGTAGCGCCAACAAGTAAAGATACAGTCCCACTTGGTTTTACTGAAGTTGTTTTTATTGACTTCGGTACCGCAAACCAATCACTGTATTGTTTATCCCACTCTTGAATTTTATCGTAACCTGTTTCTAGCCACTCTCTCAATTCTTCAATCCCTCTAGATGACAAAAACTGCGCAATGCCACTGACACTGCAGCCGATCCTACGATTCCTCAACATAACTCTATTTGTTTCTGGCCAATGAGTCTTGCCAAGAGTAACAGTCTTCGCGTACAGATACGCATATTTTAGTGTCTTTAAATAGTCTTCTAATGAATCATGGTTATTAGGAAATGTTTCAACTAAACAACACAATTCGTAAGACTCTAAAGTTTGTTCCAAGCAAGGATTTCCGCCAGCAGCTCTATGATCCTTATTATCTCTACCATTTTTCATCCTAGAGTAACCTTGCATATTTTCTAACCAAGCAAACCCAGGCTCACCATTGTCTATAATTCTTTTGCATACATCTTTATAGTCCATTCCCAATTCTGCAAATATTGAATTATTAGAAGTCCAACCATATTGCTCTCTGTGTGGGTTGACTTTGTAGTTTTTTAAATCAAGATATTCATCATCACCCGGACTACCAAATACAATCTCTGCTGTCCTGCGAACATTACCAGCTACAACACATTTACCAATTAGATTCATTATATCTACAATTGTAGTAACTGTCAATGGAGCTCCCATATTTTTTGCAAGTACAGATCTTGTTGCTTCATGTACCTCTTTCAATGGCTTCCACCCACTAGTAAGACCGCCGAATCCTTTAATTAATTCACCAGCTGGTCTAATTTTTGAATAATCAAAAGAAATGTCAGATGAGCCATGAAAATAAGAATCTATCAGTACCCCAAGTGATTCAACCCAACCCTCACGAGTATCAGGTATCACAAATGTTTCTGGCGCTCTTTTTGTTGTTGGGCCTTTTACTAATATCTTTTCTGCACCCTTAGTATCAAAGCCCACGCCCACACCTAACATGCTGGCATCCATCAAAAAACAAAAAGGTTTTGAACCATCTTCTTTGATTGTCTCTGTTGAAACAAAGGCACAATTATTAAGAGCTGCGTAGAGTTTCTTTTTTTCAGTTATGACGCTTCCCATCGCCCATAAACCCCGGCCCGGTGGTAAGAATTTCATATTGAATATACGGTCATACATTTCTTGGGCTGATCTTTGTGCCTGCCATGCATTCCAGCCTAATTGATGAGAATCAATCCACTGTTTCTGCATTGTATATGTACCCTCTACAACCCTTTGAACAGTTTCCCACCATCTCTCATTTTTTCCATTTTCTTTAATCCTAGAATAGGTTCGCATATAAACCAGCTCCCCCAGTCCATTAAAGCCAAATGGCGGTTTTTTCCTTTTATACTTTGCTATAAATGTCAATGATAACTTAAATTTTTGCGTCATTAGAACCTTTCTCCTTTTAGTAACAGCTCTAGAAATAAATAATGATATATCTTAGTTTGTTTCAAAATCTTCATACTTTTTTGCTAATAATTTTCTTGTATACTCAGCCCCGCCATTTACTTTCTTTTGAACAGATTTTCCAAGATCAGAAGACGAATCAAAAATATCAATTTTACCAATGCTAGTATTCATTGTTGTAGGAAATGTCATTCCATCCTGTCCAAAACGATTTTTAATTACATGGACACGTGCAGTATTAGCTAATTTATCTTCAATCTTTCTAGATAATGACATCACAAAATCAGCTGTCATAATCTTTGCATATGATTCTGCGATCTTTTCTGCACCGATAATATCATCTTCCAATGATGATCTATTAGATTGTGATGCTGTCCATACAGGGATTTGAAACTCTCCACTCATCCCTCTTAAATCTTCATAAATATTACCTAACTGATGTCTTATTTCTCCAGAATTAGCTTTTGAATTATCACTAAGAAGATCTGCATAGTCAACTATTATAACGTCTGGTGAGTGACCTAAAAGCTCTGCTGTCTTTAGATGTGTGTGAAGTGTCTCGACACCTGCTGCTCTTGTTGGAAAATATTTGATAAGAAGCTCGCCTAAACAATCTCTCGTAATAATCTCCTTAACCTTAACTTTGTGCTCCTTAATATTGGGAACAGCAACTTCTGAAAATATTGTTGCGTATCTCATCCCAACGTAAGCCTGGTTTAGCTCTAGTGTGTAATGCATCACATTCTTACCTGCCATCAATGCTTTCACTCCTAACGCCTGTAAAAACCAGCTCTTACCAATTCCTGCAGGTGCCACCACAATGCCAAGTTCACCTCCCGCTAATCCTCCATCCATAACATTGTCTATAGCATCCCAACCTGTGCTTACTGTTGGCCTGTTTATTTCGTCTAGTATTGTATCAAACTCTTTAACATAATTCAAGCCAATGTCTCTTGATGCTCCAGCACGCATTGCATCGTCAATCACTCTTTTTATTTCTTCATACTTGCCAAGCTGAAGAAGATCAACTGACCTTACGATAGCAGACTTTAATTTCTGATTTTTGCAAAATGTTGTTGTCTCTGTCTTGACAAATTCTAAATCAGTCGCCTCAAGATGTTTTGTGACTTCTCGCAACTCATCAACAACAGCACCATTTAATAGTGGCTGATTTATTTCATTTATCTTTATTTTTAAAGCAGCAAGTGTAGGTGTAACTTTATATTCATAGTAATAATCTTTTATACTTTTAGTAAGCCATTGTTTAGATTCAGAATCAAATAATTCTGGAAATATCAAATCACTTATTCTAACTGCAAATTCTTGGTCTACTAACAAACATGTTATAATCTTTGTTTGAAATACAGCTCCGTATTTTGTTAATGAATCATTGATTGGTGGTGTCATTTTGTAATATCATCTCCAGCTTATTAAAACTTGTTTGTAACCATACATCAGGATTTCTAATTGCATGATCAACCCCGTCTTCTAAAAACATTGTGTGTAACTTATATTTTACTAACCTATTTGTACCTTCTCTAACACCAGCAACGATGTCTAATTTAGCACTTCCGTGTATATCAACTTTCTTAAGTTGCATTAATCTATAGTTTCTTTCAAGCAGATCTGTATACTCGTCTAGTGAATCTGAAACTTTGATGAATTCTTCTAAATTATGAATAACTTTATCTTTCAAGAATGGGAATTTTTTTCGTATTGTTTTAAGCGCCCACCCCTTTACACCTGGTATGTTATCAGACTTATCACCATCAATTATTCTGTAATAAATAAAATTTTCACTTAATATCTCGAATTCATCGAATATTTTCTTTTTTGTAACAAGTACTTTTTTTGTTGGCGACCAAACTTCAACCCTCTCATCTATTAACTGATAAAAATCTTTATCTGTTGACATTATTGTCACTCTTGAATCCTTTAGAACTTCAGACGAAATGTAACCGATTGTATCATCTGCTTCTATATCTGGAATAGACAAAATTGTCACTGGGAGGCTGTCTAAATAGTGCAACAACCTAGTAAGTTGTCGTCTCATGTTTTCTTGTTCGCTCTCTTCTTTAAGAGCTATAAGCCTGTTAGGTCGCTTGAGTGGCTTTCTTCCAGCCTTATATTCTGGGTAGAGTTTCTTTCTTCTAACAGACCCACCTTTACCATCAAATGCAATGATACATCTAGTAGGATTTAAAGTTCTTATCGCTAACCCAATTGTCTGAAGAAAACCTACAATACCGCCGATGTGTTGACCATCAGCATTCGTTGCAGGAGACGATGACCATGTCCTGATAAAGTTATTTAGACCGTCGATTATAAGGACGTGGTCATTTACATTACCATCTCCTTCAACATAATCACCAATCTGAGTTAGAATTTCCTTATATCTTTTACGCATCTTGATTGACTACTTCATCTGTAAACTCGACATCATCAATGCCTCTCTTATCATCATACTGAAGAATGCTAGCATCACAGATTTTTTCATAAAGATAATCTTTAAGTCCATCTATGTCTGCTAACTTATCTTTGAAGTCCTTTGATAAGAATTTTACAGGTGTACCATTATAGTCAATAGTATACCAAGATCCAGCAACTTGCGCAACCTTAATATTCTTAAGAGTTTGTAACCAACCTCCTGCGTCATCAATGCCACGATCAAAATACATCTCATAATCTGATTGTCTTAGTGGAGGGCCAATTCTATTTTTGATAATTTTAGCTCTGCACTTATGACCAATTACATTTTGTTCTTTATCTTTAATCATGCCCATATTCGATAACCGAATACGAGTGGAAGCATGGAATGGTAAAGCCAAGCCTCCACTCGTAGTGTATGGATCACCAAACATTACACCCAATTTTTGGCGTAGTTGATTAGTGAACACCAAAGTGATGTTATGCCTTCCAATCATTTGAGTAATCTTTCTCATAGCTTTCGATATTATGATAGCTTTAGAAGTTGCCCATCCATCTTTTTCATAGTCAGAAGACATCTCAACTTTAGTAGATGCCCCAGCCAAACTATCAACCAATATCGTAATATATTTATCTTTATCAGATTCCCTTACCTTAATTACGATATCTTCAATAGCTTGAAATATATCTTCAACAGTTTCCATGTGAAGATACAGGATATTCTTAGTATCGGCTCCAATTGCATCTAAAAACTCTTTACTAACTGAAGTTTCTGTATCAATGTAAACTGCGATACCACCCTTTTTTTGTGTCTCAGCAAGAATATGTGCCCCAAGCAGCGATTTTCCGGAAGCTTGAAGACCGTTGATCTCCGTTATTCTCCCCACTGCTATTCCAGCGTTCGGCCTGTTTGATATTGCTAAGTCAAGTAAGGATGATCCTGTAGAAATGAAGTCATTAATATCTGTTGGCGTATCATCTGAGCCATCTAAAAAGAAAGCTACTTTTTGTCCTTTCATCTTAGAGTTTAAACTCTTTGCTAGCTCACTAGCAAGAACATCTCGTCGCTCGCTCATAGTGTACTCCTGTAACAGTTAATTAGTTATTAAATAGTTCGTCGAATGCTGCTGAAACGTCTTCTTTTTTTTCTTTAGGCGTCGAATCATTTTTAACCGAATCTAGATTAAGATCATCTTTGTCTACTTCGTTATCTTGATCAAGCCAAGATTCGAGTGCAGTCTTTAATTCATCGTAAGGAAGTTCATTATAAATGTCAGTGATTTCCTTTTGTGAATCTTTGACAGCGCGCATTGTGTCTGTATTCTCTGTCACAGGCGTCTGATTTGGCTTTACACGAATAGTCGTACTTGGAAATGCTCTTCCAGTCTCTTCACTAGTCTTAAAATCCACAACAATGTCTCTTCCACTTACAGGGTCTGTAATATCTCCATAGTCTGGATCTGCTATTACACTAAGAAGTTCTTGATAAACCATCTTACCAAATCCCCAGAATTTTACTCCCTCAGATTCTTCTCCTCTCACTATGATTGGCGCATATGTACGCATCTTAGATTCGATTTTTCTTCCAAGTTTATAATCTTCTTTATTCCCTGATGTTTTTAGTTTTGTTGCAAACTCTTCAATCGGATCAGGCCGGCCAAATGAAATTGGAGAAAGATAATTCCTTTCACCCATATCATAATGAAAATACAACTCAATAAACGGATTGTCCTTATTAAATTTATAAGGCACAATTCGAATTTGTGTTCTTCCCGGACTGGGTTTCCATAAACTAGATGTTCTTGTATTTGATTGTTGAAGTTGAGATAACTTTGATTTAATTACATTAAGATCCATTATTTATTTTCCTTTTTAATGTTCAATTGTTAATTAATTACAATAATATATATTTCTTATTAATGTCAAAGTGTGTTTTTTTTATATATTTTTTAATAAAAAACCCCGAAGGGGATTATAAGCTATTCATAAAGTAAATATATAATAAAGTATCCGGGGTTTTTTAAATATGAAATTTTTGGGGATGTAGGATTTGCGATTACACTACAACTTCTAGCTTAGATTTTTCTACCTTGAACCCTTCACCCGGTGGTTAAACCGGTTCTCCTCATAAGTGTTACCTTACATTTGAGCGAGCACAACCTCTGTTAGGAGCCTTATCCCTCTAAGTTTGGATTATTCAGCCAGCAAGGTGGGATTTCGGTTTTACCCTTACCCACAACAAGGTCAAAGAATCGCGTTCTTTAGTTTTTCTAAAAGTACATTCCCTTAATTACTGTCGTAAGATATTGTGCATTTCGCCCGAATACCGATCCACTATAGATCTAAGGGTAGATTGCCTTATGAGCTTCTTCATCCACTCATTGTTCGGCCAATCCCATAAAGAGTCAATTACACTCTTTACTTCTCAAAAATTCATATTGTCAAAAATCTTAATAATATATATTTTATATTACTGGAATATATATAACCTAAAAATCTCAAAACTCACTTTTTTATAAAACGTTTACACCTCAATTATTTTGTATAATTTGGTATGCACCACGTTTAACCCCTGATCGTTTGTTAATAACAAACTGTTTTGATATCGAGGCCAATCTAAAGAATAATTCTTATCTAGTACTCCACTATTTTCTTCTCGAATTGCTTCGTTTAGAGCGTTTATAGTATACAATGTATTTGTTT